AGTTTTGCTTCTATTAGCTCTACTAATTTGTCATCTATATCATTATCTGTTTTTTTTACTAAATCTTTCAAAATAGCCAAGCATAATTTTCTTAAGGATTCACTCCTTGCAAACTTAAGAAGTATTGGTTTTAACAATGCAGTCATAGTAAAAGAGGTATACTACCCAAGAATAGTATTATTTGCTAAGTTTAGCTTGACTTCTAAAACAAGTCACTAAGCCTGAATATCCCCCTTTGTCAGGCTTTTTATACGTTATGCCAGAACAAACTAAAGCACAAAAGAATAAAGAGTTAGAAGATGAAAAACCTGATTACCAGGAGAAAATAACCTTTTTAGTTTCTACCGTTGCCCAGGGATTTATTTTAACTTGGTGTTTATTAGTTTTATCTCTTGGTTATATAAAGCTTCCTAATAAACTTTTTGGCTTGGATATACCAGACCAGCCTAGAGTTGATAGTACTTTTGCTGCAGGTCTTTTAGGTAATATTCTAGGAGGTTTAGGCATATCCGTTAATGCTGCCAATGGAGCTAAGAAAAAGAAGAAAGAAGGAGAAAGCACCAGTACAAATATGGCAGGGAATGGAGAACAAATAATTGTGATTAGGCAACCTATTGAACTAATTACTAAAGCTCCAAGTGCTACACAAATTGATCCAATTACAGGAAAACCAGTAGATCCAATTACAGGTAAATTTAAATGAAAAAACTGCTTTTATTATTATTCGTTTTACCCATCACAGTACAAGCTGAAACTCCTACTTGGAGTACTGGTTCATCAAACAGAACAGAAAATACTACTCAGACAATAACCCGTCAAATAGTAACAGAAAAATATGGGTCAGCAATTAATACTTGGGAAGGGTCAAATATAACCGTTACATCAGCTTCTAGTGGTGGCATAGAAGCTAGTGACGCTATATTCACGCCAACAGACAATACAGCGGATTGGACTTTGACTACAACAACAAGAGCAGCTTCGCAAATGATAGAAAAAATTACACAAGATGATTCAATTACGACCACATCTGTTATTACTAGCTTGTCTGTATTTAGTCAGTAATTCTGCAAAAGCAGAGGGCGATACTGATGTTGTAGCTCAACCTAATGCTGTTGGTAATTCAAGTATTATCAATCAGAATATGAATATAAATCAAGGTGCTACAAGTAAAAATCAATATGGTAATTTAATTTGCTCTCAACCTTCTATGAGTTTTACACCTTTTTATACAGGTAATGATGCACAAGGTGAAGAGACTTATAGCATCAATGAAGGATGGGGTTTTCAGATGTCGTTTATGGTTCCATTAGGAGCTAATAACCAAACGTGTTCTGATTTAGCAAAAGTAAAACTAGACCTAGCCAAAGAAGAATTAAGCAAACAAGAGCATGATAAGCAGTTAGTGAGAGTTTTGAAGTGTTCACAACTCCACGCAAGTGGTTATATGATTAATCCTAAATCAAAGTTTGCTGGTCTTTGCAGTGATGTAATAAATATAAGAAGTTATGTAAAAGCTAATCCTTCTTTGTTTGTAAAGCCTTCACTTCCTTCTTTAAAACCTTAGTAATTATTTTTTTAAATATTTTTTTAAGTTGAGCAACAACAGCTTGAGCAGCAATTCCCCCTGCTACTGTAACTACTGAGGCTGTTCCAGCCGCAACCACTGAACTAGCGATGACCTCTGGTGCTGGAATAGGAAACTCACCCCAAAATGGTATATTAAAAGTACCTATAGTTTCTACATTTGAAGTATCTTCTAGGTTTTTTGGTAGGTTCAATGGGATCGCTTCTGGTTTTATACCTGTCACTTCCTCGGCTTGCTCCTTTTCTTTTGAAGAAGTATTTGCCTTCTCTTCTGCCAAACCCGACTGAACTTGTTCCAAACTCGGTAAAAGAACTGGATCTAAATAAGGTATCTCCGCTACAGGAAAATCAAAAATTGTTTTAGGTGGATTGAGTATATAGTTTGTTTTTGGTAAATTAGGCAAAAATATATTTTCCATACATGATTAAAGAAGTTTTAATTAAAATGGCAACTCCATTAACACTAATCTGTTTTATGACCATAATGGCTTTATGTCCAATTTATTTAACTATGAGTATAATTACAAAACAAGTGACAGAAAAAACTAACTAGCCCAACTACTTGGTTGTCCACTTATAATTTTAGGTGTTCTTTGTGCTTCAATATCAGCTTTTAACGCAGCTTCCTTCGCTGTAACTTCGTCTGAACCAAACTTTGTTTTTATCCAGCCAATAACATCATCTTTAGTAAGTTTATCAAAATCAACCATTGAACTACCTTTCTCAAAACTTTCTGCACCATAAATTCGAGCTGAATAATTATCAGAAGAAGTACAAATAATTTCCCAGTGAACAGTCGTAACTAATCCTTTATCTGGATCGCTGTTATTGTATTCAAGAGCATTATCACCTTGAAAACCCCAAGTGATTGTATAAGTTGGATCTGCCATAATTACTTTTTTCTTTTAGTTTACCCTGCTTCTGACCAACTGGCAGGTTGACCAGATGTAACTTCTTGTTCTGGTATATATTTTTTATTTGTATCTATAGCAGCTTGTATAGCTATTATCTGATCTCTGCAATTACTCATAACCTGATCTGCATTTTTCTTTTGAGCCTCTGCTTGTAAATAATTATCTTGCATCTTCTTTAATTGTTCTTCTAACTTAGTAATTTCTTCTGCGGGATTTGGTGCGGTCATAAAATAATTGTGTGTTAATTAATTATAAACATAGCTGTCAATCTGTCAGTAGTATTAACCTAACTTAGCTTCAAGGTCTGATACTTTACCAGCAAGTTCTTGTATCGCTGCAATAGCGACAGTAACAAGTTTTGAATAATCTATTCCATACCAATCTTCTCTTTCTATATATGTAGCAGCATAATCACAAACCTTATCTTCTAATAAATCCTGTGCTATAAAGCCATCAAATTTTTTCTTTTCTTTATCTGTTTTGTAGTTATAGTTTACAGGCTTTAATTTTAACAAAGTAGTAAGTGCATCAACTAATGGTTCAATATTTTCCTTAACCCTTCTATCTGAAAAAGTATTGTAAGAAACATTTGACGCACCATTTTGTGTGACTGATCCTATCTGAGCACCACTTCTACGGAAAGAAATATAGTGTTTTGAATTACTTTGAGTATTTGTATTTAAATTTAATCCTGTTATTGTGCCTGATGTACTGCTACTAATACGACCATCTTTTCCTATAGCTGCACCTACAGTAGTGTTATCTTGACCAGGTGCATTAGTGCTAGTTTGTCCAATTCTTAAAGCAGTATCATTGATTCTAAATACTTCACTAGCAACAGCAAAAATTAAACTATCATTATCATTACCTTGTATAAATGCAACATTAGAACCTCCCCACTGTATTCTCTTGTCATTTGCCATATAAAAAATATCTGAAATTCTTGCCGCACCAGCTACATCTAAATGAAAATCACCTGATGTTCTATTAATTAACAATCTACCAGATGTATCTATACGTGCTTGTAAGGCACCAGCTGTATAAAAATTCAAAGCACATGCAGTTCCATTAGACCTTTTGGATGCTGCAATAAATGGTGAATTTCCATTTGGGCCAGATCCTAAAACAATACCTCCAAAATTAGTATTGTTAGTAAAACCAGCATATAAAACTGGATTAGATAAACCCGCTAGACCACCACTTGAAGAACCTCCAACATCAAGAAGTATTTGTGGAGCAGAGGTCGAAATCCCTACTTTCCCTCCGCTATTTATTCTAATTCTTTCACTTGCGTTAGTTTTTAATAGAAAAGAATTAACATTATGGTCATAATTTAATTCACCAGCATTAGCATCTTCTGGATCGCCAAACATTATTCTATTAGAAAGATTATTAGGAGATAGCATTTGAAAAATGCAATGATTATTATTTTCTGCGGTTATAACGGCATTTCCATCAGATGATGCACTGCCCGCACTGCCCTTGTGAACATGTAGTTTTTGGTCTGGATTATTTGTCCCGACACCTACTTTACCACCAGATGTAATGCGTAGTCTTTCAGATCCATGTGTAGAAAAAGCGAGAGTACCATCAGCAGGTAAATACATACCAGCACCTCTTGATCCATTATCAGCATTTTGACCTGAAAAACCGTATGCAGGGAAACTTGGGTTATCTACTTCACCTTGAGCTATGAATGTTGCTGTATTAGCTGCTGAAGTTGCATGAACTTTACCTGCTGGACTTGTTGTACCTATACCTACTTTTCCAGCAAAATAACCCTGACCTTTATAACTAACACTAAAAGTATCAGTGTCACTATTGTTTCTTACTTTTAATCCTTTATTACTATCAGTTGATTGTGTAGACGTAGATCTAGAAGATATACCAGTAGCACTACCATCTCTAACATCTAACTTAGTATTTGGACTTGATGTACCTATACCTAATCGACCTGAGCTATCTATACGCATGTTTTCAGCTGAAGCATTTGTGCCAAATCTTAATGAATTATCATTGTGACTGTAATGTATTCTTCCAACGTCAGCATCATCAGCGTCACCAAAATGTATTCCTGATATAGATGAAGTACCAGCACCTAATCCTAAATAAGCAGGGGAAGTAGAAACATTATTACCATTATGAAAATGTGCCACTGTTCCACCTACAGGACTTTGACCTGTCCACACACTACCAAGTCTTGAAACATCTAATTTTGCTGTAGCAGCACCTGGAGCACCAACCATAAGATTACTGCCGTCAGGCTGTAACTGTAAATCAACAGCAGAAAAAGAACCTCCACTAGCCTGTAAAGCTTGTATTGATGGCCTGAAACCAGTTGTAAAAAGTTTTATTTGTCGTATAGCAGAGTTACCATCACTATTTTGATTTCCACCAAATAAAGCATAAATACTGCCTGGATCTCTTGTCTGGATAATTACTTCAGGGTTTGTCAGGCCAACTCCTAAACGACCTGCTGACGTAATAACTGCTTTTGTTGTGTTACTTGTTAAAAAATGAAATTGTCCAGCATCTTGACATATAAAACTAAAATTACCTGTACCTCTATGATTTATTGCAGAAGTAGCATTAGAGCCTTGAGTGCCAATTCTAACAATTCTTAAACCAAAAGTTGAATATGTATTATCTCCAATAATATCAATATAAGCATTTCGATTTCCAGAACCAGAGCGGCCAAGTCTAAACTGTTGATCGGTTGTATTTGAAGCACCAAATTGCACTATATTGCCGAAAACATCTAATGAAGCACCAGCTGAACCACCAATACCTACTCTGTCTGTTACTTGTATTCCATTAGAGGTTGTTTGCAATCTTGTATTACCAGCGTGTCTAAATAAACAAGCACCACCTGTATTAAATTCAGCCATTATTGAACTATTAGGAATGTCGAAAAAACTTATTTGACTTCCGTTAGTTTGTAAAGAGAATATTCCATTGCCAGTTTCTTTTATTATTGAATTATTGTTTGAAGATTGATGAAAAATCTCAAAATCTTGAGAATTTCCTAAGCGTATTTTTTCATCGTCACCTAAATTAAGCTGATTGACACTTACATTTGCATTTAAATCATAAGTTGACGTTAAATCTACAAAAGCACTGCCATTAAATTTTTTCCATCTGTTAGCACTGGTATCAAATTTTATTGCACCTGTAGGAATATTTGTATGACTACCAACTGATAACTGCTGTAAAGCTGCATCTACACTGGCTCTAATCTCACCAGGGAAGTCTGTATAATTACTTCCTACTGTAGGATTCGCAAAATTAGCCATTAAATAATAATCCTTTTACTTAATATTACTACTAATACGTATAAATAGTATTAAGTGCCGCGACATTGCCATGTGAAGTTACCACTAACTCTAACTCCACTCGTATTGTATAGCAAAACTTTAAATGAGGTAGGATTTGGTATGTCTTGGAAATCAACAACAGCAATTACAGCAGATGTTGTGTTTGGTGTCACTGCAATTCCCTGTACATCAACAAAAGTAACATTGAAATTAACAGTAGTACCACCGCTATCACTAGCACTTGCCGTTCCAATACCTGTATCATTTTTAATTTTTACATCTATTTTTAAGTTTAAATTGCTTATTTTTGTCAAAGAACCTCCAGTAGACGTTGCTGTCGTTTTGTATCTAACTCTCTGAAATGCTGTTCCAAATCTTTGTGCAGAATTTGAATTTGATTCTGTACCATCGCTGAACGTTCCACCTGATCCACCAGAAGCAAGGTCAAGTCTCTGTGATTGATTAACAGTACCAGAGCCTTGATTAGCAAAAGTTGCAAGACTTGAAACTTTGGATGAAGCTAAATTTGTACCAAAATCAAACACTTCCTGATATATACCTTTATTAGCATCTCCTATTGGTGCTGGTTCTAAATAATCTGTTAGCCCTGCATTTATAGCTGCTGTAATATTTACAAACTGTTCGCTTCCTACTGATCCTGTTCCAATAAAATGTTGTGCCCATGTTTGAGTTCCAACACCACTGCTATTGGTAAGAACTGGTAAATAAATTACATTTTTATTTAATGCAACATCAAAAACTTTAAGACAATTAGTAAATGCAACAGAATCTATTTCAGATGGAGAAGTAAGACCTGTTCCAGATGTGCTGAATACTGAATCATAATCAGCATTTAAAACAAAATCAGGTGGTTGAGAAACTGATAAAGTTACAAAAAATATTTGACTGTCTTTTGTTTCATTACCAGCAGTATCATAAGCTTTGATTAAATAAGTAAATGTACCAGCGACAGTTTCAAATATTACGCTAAATCTCGAATCAGTTATTGTTTCACCAGCACCTTTTCCTATAGGTGATGAAGTACTCCAAACTTGGCTTGATGCACCACTGCCAGTATGTTTTCTTATCTCATAATGATCTATTTTTAATTGGTTTGTTGCGTTTACAGTTGGTTCACCCCAACGTAAAAGAACATTATTATCAATTACTTCTGATGTACCTGAAGCTGGTACTGTGCCTGGTCTAAATATTTCAACTTCTATCTTTAAAGCTGTTCCTTCATTATTTAATAAATCTCTTGGAATTATATAGTAATACTTAGAGATGCTGTCATTTTGTCCTGTTACTTTCCAACTAACCTCCTCTTTAAATGATTCAGTATCTTGAACAACCGTTAGTTCTGTATTTCCAGTGGTAATGCCAGCAAAGGTAGCAGAACTGCTTCTAATAATTTTAAAATCTTTTAAATCTAAATTGTTATTTGAGTTAACAACAGGTGGCGTCCAAGATGAAGTGACAAATCCTAAACCACCTTCACTACCTAAAACAAAAGAACCACTTGAAGGTGCTGATAAATTTTGTCTTGTAATTGTAAAATTGCTACCCGTACCAATAAATAATGCCTGTGCTGCTGTATCACCTACTGAATTAATGTAAGCTGCACTTAACGCCTTAATCTGTATAGTTTTAGTATCAAAATCAGCTTTTAATCTAAATTCTGTACTATCAGCCTCAGTTATTAAACTACCTTGATCATCAAAAATTCCATATCTTATCGTAGGTAATGAACCATTGACCTCGTTCCACTTAACAATGGCAAAATCTAGTTCAAAACTGAATGATGGACTTGGTTCTGATGCCACAGATATAGATATAGTTCTAGTCGCTTGGTTTGTTGAAGCCCTGCCATCTGTAGGAAAAGCTGGGTCTGCATATACAGCAGCTACTTGATAACTTGCCTGTGCTGTACCTCCTGAATTTGGGAAATTCGTATCATTAACTAATAAAGTAAATTCTGTTCCTTTTATCTGTGCAATACTATCTGTTCCATTATTTCTAAAAATTCTGTAGCCAATAACAGGAGGTTGTAATGCACCAGCACTATCAGCTTCTTCCCATTTTAAAACTACAGAATCAGTAGTAAAACTATGAGTTAAATTATCTGGTGCTGCTGGCTCTGGAATTGTAACTGTTACATCACTACTTGTACCTTCATTACCTGCTATGTCTACTGCTCTAATGGTAAAAGTACGACTAGAACCTGTCCAAGCTCCTGGTGTTTGAAATTCTGTGCTGTCTGCAAATATTGTTTTTGATCCACTGTCTGTAAATGTAATTTTATAATTTTTTATTTTAAAAGTGCTTGTCGCTGGTTCATCCCATCTTATTTTTATAAATCCATTCTCTGCTGTAGTGACAGCATTTTGTATAACAGATGGATTATTTATAGTTACTGTTGTAGACGTTGCATTTGTTGAGAAGTTACCTGATGTGTCATAAGCTTTCACCATAAAGGTTGAAGTAGCTTTTACAAATTCAACTGGTAAAAATAGATTTGTTGCCTGTACTCTTATCCCAGAACTAGCTGCACCTGTTTCTGGATGTGTGCCGCTTGAAAAAGTACTTCCTTTTCTAATTTCATACCCCGCTAAATCTAAATCAGCAAAATTAGGGGCTGTAGCCACTATTGGAACCCAATTTAATCCCACTCCATCATTAGGATCAATTGTTGAAGTTAGACTACCAACATCACTAGGAGGTGCAGATTTTCCAACAACTGTTTGACTTGCCGTAACAGGAACAGCAGAAAGTAAACCACCAGCATTAATACTCTGTACTTCAAAATCATAAACACTACCAGCATCTACATTTCTAAGTTCAAACTCATTCCGTCTTACTATTACATCGACAGGATTATCTTGTGACGCATTACTTGGAAAATTACTGTTAGCTGATGTGTTAGCTCCTTTTGTATAAACTACTTTATATTTAACAGCACCATTAACAGTAGGCCAAGTAACTCTTAGCTGTACTCTTATATTTCCATCGTTAGTAGCAAAGGAACTACTGTTTGGAACGTGTTTATATAAAGATTCTCTGATGGTCAAAGCAGATGGTGAACTTACTTTTTCATCAAAATTCGTTATATCCTTCGCCACCACATCCGTTCCAGCTTCAATAGTGTTGTATAAACTGCTGTTATAAGTTACTGCTGTAATCGTATATTGTAGATTTTCTGCTTGTTGTATAGAGATGATTCGCCATGTAGAAGGTGCAACACTCGTTTTTTCGTATAACCAAACGCTGTTCACATTTGGTGCTGATGTAAAAGCAGAAGAGACAGTTATAACACTTCCTGAGATACCACTGACATCTTTTGTCTCCATACTTCCATTAGCTAAAATTACAGAAAGCTTATCACCAGAAGAAAAACTTATACCAGATATACTGTCCACTGTGATTTGACTTGTGGACGCTGCTGTTATACGCCCTGCAAGCCTTGTACCACTTCTCACTGGATCTGATATTGAAATTATCATGCCAGGTTTTACCATTACTCCTGCATCACTTGTCGTGGTGAATGTACAAGTTTCTGTTAAAAAGTTTTCTGAGAAATATATAAAACGTGCGAAACGTGAAGCCTGACCACCTGATGTACAACCAAAAGCATCTATCTGCTTTTTATTAAGACCATATTTAGTTACAAAAGGATCTGTATCTAAATCACTTGCTAATGGATGCTGTACATAATCTATTTGCTGTGTGACGTTGTTAAAAAACCTAACCACAACACAATTTGATCTTGTTTTAACATCAGATCCTTCATAACTAAAACCTTCCTGTGTAACATTACTTCTATTGAATAAGTAGACAGGATCGGCTGGTCTATCTTGTGTGATTTTTATTTTGCCTTCACTAAAATAAACAGCACCTCTAAATACAGAAGCAACTTTATTAAGTAGTTTAAAGGCATCTTCCTGTCTATTAATTACACCATTAAAACTGAATCTTGGTTCAGTATTACCTTTCGTAACTGTTACATTTCCAGTTGTAGTTTCAGTAGTGCTTGCTTCTATAGTTATTACTGTCTTGTTTTGTTTTACAGATTTTATTCTTACAGGAAAATCACTTGGTATATCATTAGCATTACCAGAAGTAAAGTCACAACTTATAAGATCATTGACTTGAAATTGACTATTTACAGTAAAAGTTATTGTTATTTCTTTTCCTACTTGACTGTATGTACCAGTTTGACTTAAAGAGTTAATTCTTCTATCACTGACAAGAGTATTTGCATATTTAGATGCTTCTACAAAAGAAAATAAATCAATATTTTGTGCGTTTCCATTAAATGAAACTTTCTCTGACGGTGTGAGAATCTGATCTCCAAAGCCATATCTTTTTGAAGTTAAAATATCATATAGAATAAAAACAGGACAGGCACAAAACTGTGCTGCCTGCATCGTTCCATTAAATATATATCCTGTTGGATAATTTATTCTACCTGTATTAATATCTACACTTGGCGTACCAGAACCACTTGCACCTGCACCAGGTATTCTTATTTTTATTCCTTTGATTAAATAAGTGCGTTTTGGGACAGAGCTAAAATTTTCTGCATCTACATTTAAGCCGACTAATGCTGTATTTGGATAGTTGCGATCTTGTTCTATCACTTTTATAACTGACATGAACCTTATGGAATTTCCCTGTTGAATAATATTTGGATCGTCATGTAAGCCATTAAATTTAAGAACTTTGATATCAATCGTTCTTGCATTTGTATTTGAAGCATCTGGTATATCTATAGTTTTTTCTATTTGATATAAATCATTTGTTCTTCCTTTCACTAAAACACTCATACCAGGTGGAGTAACAAAAGTACCGCCATCAATACTTCTTGATATCACATACCTAAGTGATAGACCTCTTACATCTCCATTGTTATAAGTAGCAAATAAAGAAGGAATACCAACTATTACTACAACTTGAGATACTCTTGCTGAGTTAGTATCAGTAATAGTTAATGTTCTGGAATCGTTAGCGTTTGTTAAGTCAACACTAGGAAAAGCCGAAACAACACTTCTTATTTTAGAAAATCCTTTTATTGTTTCTTGTGATGCCGTACCATTATTAGTCTGAATTTGTAGATCTTCAACATTGAAATTATAGTCAGAACTTGTAGGAGATGTTCCTGCTGTGGGTTGAAGTAATGGTGTGCGGTTGAAAAAAATATCTTTTTGTCCGATAGTATTATAACGAGTCGTTCCTGCAAAAAAACCAGTTTCTAAAGCAGTTGCAAAACCAGCGATCTCACCTTCTGATATCACATCAAGTATTTTTGCAGTAGCTTTACTATTTAAATTATCTTCTGCGTTTTGTGGTGTCCTATTATTACCACCTTTTCCACCGCCTCCTCCAGAACCAGAGATTAATTCTTCTTCAAATATTTCCATTAAACATCTCCTATCTCAACTGATGTACTTACCACTATTGAACCACATATTGCTGTTCCATAAACCAAAGGTATTGCAATTCCAGGCATACTTACATTCAAAGGTGAACTAAAGGCAGAAGATTCAGGAGTTTGCTCTGCCTCAGGTATTGATGGAGTTGAAGTCAGAAGATCGGAAATACCACCAAGTATAAGATTTAACCCCACATTTTTTGTAAAAGCAAAAAGACCGAGATTTTTTGCAAAAGCAGAACCAAAAAAACCACCACCAGCAGCAAATGAAAAACCTATTAAAACAGATCCAGCTATAATTCTTCCATACTTACCACTACCCTCTACTACTGGTATAAAACTAATACTTGCATCTCCTATCGGATATAATAATTCGTCCTCTCCTACATCATCTTTATCCAGTAGAACATGATAATTATTTTGTACAATCTGTGACTCTAATGTAGGCCAATTACAAGTAAGAAAACTAACAGCTTCTCTTACATTATTAACATGAGCCTCTACTTCCTTTAGACCTGTATATTCTTTCAAATGTCCATATAATCTTATTTTACGCAACATATCTTATTCTCCTACCAGTGCACTTCTGTAACCATTCACCATAAGGTTCTCTGCCTGACAGTCTTCCTTGTATGTGATGTAATACTTCTCCATCAATGAATACAGCAATATGATTAAGACCATTACCATAAATACTAAGCAATAAACAATCATTTGTCTGTAGCTGTTCGTTATATTTTAACTCACGAAAACCAGTTGCCTTGAAACAATCTTCAAACATTGGTTTTTTGATAAAATCATCTTCGTTAGCAGGTCTTACCCAGTCTCTTAGTGTAATTCCCTGTTCCTTAAAATAATCTCTGACAAGACTCCAGCAATCATACACTCCAAATACATAAGGTCTACCAATTAAACTATTTTTATAACCAACTGGTTCATAACTTTGCCATTCATTACTAATAGGATTGACGATGTAATATTTTAAACCTTGTTTTTCAGAAGAGTACTTATCTGCCTCAGATGGTGTCGCATCGCAGTTTACATGACTATGAAATACTGCAACAATATCACCTTTATCTTCTGTTTCAGCCCATGATCTTGGGTCGATAGTAAACTGATTTAATTTATCAACTGCAATATTTCTAGCTGGTGCATATTTTTCTCTGCCCTTGAACATATAAACAAGACCACAGGCTTCATTAGGTGCTTCTTTCTTTGCGTGTTCTAATGCTTTATCTTGCCATATCATTGAAAGAACTCACCAATACCAGGAAATTCATCAGGTAAAATCTGACGTTTTGGAGCACGAATCCCTGCCATATCAAACATAGAAGCACATTCAAACTGTACAATTTCTTGATTTTCTAATACTTTTCGAGCAATCATATAAATTTCATCAGGAAACTTCTGTGTAGGATCTGCTGTTGCATTTGTTGAATTAAAGTTAGCAGAATCAAGGAATTTTCTTAAAGTTCTTATACGCACCAAAGTGCTTCCTATAAGATCATTTCCCACTGTAATTTTGTTGACTTCAAGCATCATTGCTGAAATGGTTCCTGCTGGTAATGCAGATCCACCATTAGCAACAGTAAATGTATTTGAAAGACTTGGACTTAAATTACTGATAGTTAAACGTGGTCTTGGCAATGTACCTTTTGATGTCATATCAAAACCTTCTGTCTGAACAGGAAAGGGCTCATATACTTTTCCTCCGAAATGTATAGAAGCTTCATGTAAGGTTGTTGTTGTTTTTAAATTTGTACCAGCATGAAATCTTTTTATTGGCCTTTTTGCAGTCCATGTAACGCCATTATCTGTTATCGTTCCACCTTCAGAAACAGAGGCAAATCCGCTTGGTAAAGAACTGCCACTTGTACCGCCTGATGTACATTCAAATACCATTCCCTGTGGCGGGAAACTATTATCTAGTACCAAACTTGTCGAACTTACAGTATCACCAGCCGTATAAGCTTTACTTGCCTCCCAATCTGCATAATGTAACCTTTGATCTAGATGTACCTCAAATAACTCAATAATCTCTGATGGATTAGATTTTTGTAGTTCTGTAACTGTATTAGTCGGTGTGGTCATGTTAAGTCAAAAACTTGTCTAAAAGTAACTGACACAGTTGCTATATTTGCAAAATTTATAGTTTTTGTATATGCACCATCTAATACAAATTTCATAGAAGCACTTTCTGTAGGTACTGTATAACTTATATTTTCACCATCAATAGCTCTCTCATCAAAAAAATTAGTTAAAATATCTGCATCTGCCTCACTTATATTTTTAAATGTAAGTTTAAATTTTTTTGGGTTTTGATTTAAACCTATTGTAGCTCTATGTTCATAATTATCTCCTAGTTTAATAGTTATAGTATTAGGAATGTTATTTTTTACAAGTCCAAAATCAGGTGCAAAGTTAGATCCATTAGAATCAGTAGGAAGTGGTTGTGTCATTATTTATTTAATAAACCTCCTGGCCTTTGTTGTCTTAAAATTTCATCTTGTATAGCCCCTGCCATAATCATACCGAGCATTTCAGATTGTTGATTATTACCTTGCACAGAAGAACCAGACGCATCAACAGAAACATTTATAACAGTAGAACTACCACCATTAGATTGAACACCTAACTTACCATTTGCACCTCTACGTAAAGGTAAAATCGCTTCTGGTGAACCTGCTTCACCCATTAATCCAATGCCACCATTTGCCATAGGAAATAATGTTGGTCTGTTTACTATTCCTCCATAAGCATATTTTTGTACCTGACCATTAACAAAAGCATTACCATCTGCATTTTTTGTAAATATACCTCTTATAAAATCTCCAAATGGTTTAGTAATAGATTCCTGTATTGCAATACGTGCCATATCCTTAATTATGCTATTTGCTAAATTTCTAAAATTTAATTTACCTGTCATTACAAAATTAACTAACGCATCTTCCATACCTTTTATTCCTTTTATTACAACATC